CGTCGTCGACAACGTTCCAGGACGTCGCACTGGTCGCACCGAACTTCACACCCGTGACCGCGATGGTCCCGGTGAACCCTGCGCCTCGCACAGTCACCAGAGTCCCGCCGGCGGCTGGGCCGGTGATCGGGGTGAACGAGTAGACGACGGGGATAGTCGGCACGGTGTCCGGGTGGGTGATGATGGTGCGGCGGCCCTGCCCGATGAGCTTCACGGACACACCATCGGTGTCCGACATGGCCCCACCATCGGGAGACCACTCGACGCCGGCCGTGCCCTGGTATGCCTCGATGCGGGGGCCTCCGGGCTCCATCTCGTAGAACCGGACCCCGACACTGTTCAGCATCCCGATGTTCTCTGCGAGCATGCGCAAAGCCTCCTGACCGGGGTCGTAGGTGGTGGGGAAACCGGCCACGGACTTGCGCTCGACCTTGAAGTCGCACCCCCACGAGCGGGCGGTGGCCTGGCTGCTCATGTCACCGCCGGAGTCGAAGTCGGAGGTGTCCTTCCACGTCGGGGCGAGGTTCGGCTTGAAGTTGCTGATGCCGAACACGCCGGTCCAGATGGGCGCGGCCGTGGTGCCGGTGTTGATGTCGAGGTACCACTTGCGGACGGTGGTGGCTGCACCGAGCTGGACCTTCGTTGTTGCGGGCATGGTGGTTCTCCTTCAGTGCGGGTGTTGCAGGGGTGGGTTAGGTGCGGTTGGTGCTGGGGCGGTGCACGGTGGCGTAGTAGTTGGACGAGCGGCCCCACCGGTTGTTGGTGTCCTGGCCCATGGAAACCCCGGAGCGGCGGAACATGGACACGATGTGGATGCCACCGGTCAGGGTCACGGATTCGAGGCCGTGCAGGGCGTTGAAAATTGAGCCGTCGAGGTCTTTGACGGGTCTCGGGTCTTGGCCGCCCCACCGGGTGCGGACCTGGACGCCGATGACGGAGTCGGACAGGGTCGGGTCGTCGGAGATCACGTAGTCGGTCAGGGTGATGACCCGGTCGGGTGTGGCGGGGACACCGTCGAACACGATGCCGGTTTCGGCGGTGGTGTAGATGCCGGTGTCGCGCCACGTCCCGAGGTTGGCGGTGGCCAGGAGCGCGGCGATGCCGGTCAGCAAATCTGATTCAAACCCCATCGCGGCACCTCCGGGACTAGGCGAGCAGGCGGGCGCCCTTCCGCAGATTGCAGAGGGCATGGCTCGGGCGAATGTTCTCCGCGATGTGAGGTCCGCCCTTGGACAGCGGGATCACGTGGTCAAAATGGAGCACGTCGAGCGACGGGATGTCCTCGGTGCAGATGTGGCAGATCATGCCGTGCTCGGCCAGGACTGCGGCGTAGTCGATTGGCCCGGCCGACTGGTCACGCTTCCGGGCCCGGCGTTTGTTCGCGGCTCTCCGGGAGTTCAGCGAGGCCCGCTCAGGGTTCGCCAGCGCCCACTGTCGGGCGTTCTCGACGGCACGGGCGGAGTCTTGCGCGCACCATGCGGCCCATCGCTCAGGGTTGGCCTCACGCCACGCCTTGACCCGAGCCTTCGCCTTGGCATGACCCTCGGGTGTCGCTCGGTAGGCGGCACCTCGTGCAGCCTCTACGACAGGATCACGCATGGCCAGAACGTGCGCGTTGAAGCACATCTTGCACCAGGAGTAGAGCCCGTCGCGGCGGCGCTTGTCTTTGTGGAAGCCACTGCGGGGTTTGACCTCACCACAGCGAGTGCATCGCTTGCTAGGCTTTGTCATATCGACCCCAATCCGGTCGGTCACGCCCCGGGTCAGTTAGCGCTGGCGCCGGGGTCTTGTGCTCATTCTATCCGGTTTCGGTCTCCGGTCACGTCCCCAACACGGTCCGAATCTCGTTCGCAATGATCTCCTCAATCGTCTGAGCCTCGGAGGTGAGAGCAACCTCCAAATACTTCGCTACGCGACCATTGTCGTGCCGAAAATCCATGCTCTCGTGCTGGTTGACAGCGTCAATATGGGGTGTCGTAGCTTACGGCACCCCGGAGGCTCCCTTCATCGACGCTGGCCACCCCTGATTTCTCCAACGTGCCTTCCTCGATGGGGACGAGGGTGTTGGAGACTTGGAGCAGGTGCTCGGCGGCTTTGGTCAGCCCGCTGACACCCGCGGCGTGGAGTTCGGCGCGGCCCGGGAGGTTGAGGCCCATCAGGCACTCACCCACTTGCCGTCACGGATGAAGCCGTGATCCCCGCACTGGCACAGGACGCTTGGCGAGATGGTCAGCGGCTCCCACGACTCGACGGTCCACTTGGGCGTCTTGGGTGAGACTCGTTGGGCGGTCGGGCTGTCGAACGTCACGCAGCCCTCGCATTCCGCTCCGGCCGGGTTGAGGTGGACGATGCTCGCACAGAAGCGTTCAACGTCGGGCACGCCGTCGTATTGCGGGTTCAGGTCACGGTCGGGCGCCCATCCGATGTAGCGCAGTTCGTGATCCGAGCCGAGGTCGACGTCCGGAGTCCGACGTTCCTGAGTCCAAGGCATCAGGTGGTCGTCACCTTCAGAAACACAATGCGCCCGCGAACCGTGTTCGGCTTCACACCGATCACCCTCGCGGCCCGGCCGTCGATGGTGACCCGCGACTCGGGAGCAAACAGTGTCCCGGCGTCAAGGAGTTCGCCGGTGGCCTCGTCGCGAGGGGCCGGGTGCACGGCCAAGGTGGCCTCGCTGACGACTTCGTCGCCGGCAGTGTTGCGGACCAGTCGGCGGGTCTGGTCGACGTTGACCTTGACGGTGACGGGGGCCTCGAAGTTGGGTCCGTAGGCGCCGTCGCCGGTGTACGACTCGACAGTCACCAGGTCCTTCAAAAGGCTCCTGCGGATCTTCACCAGGACACCGGCTGCCCGTCACGCAAACCAGCGTTGACCAGGATCCGGTGCGCCCGCGGCGCCAAATAGGTGGGGGACTCACGGTCGCCGCGTCGATCATTGAACATCATGCTCAGACCAGAGAGGGAAAACGAATCTATCGGCCCGAGGATGTCGTCTTCCTCGTCGCCGGTCTCCCAGAACTCGACCTGCGCGCACGTCGCATCCGCCAACACCTGGATGACAGCGGCGTCTGTGGGTGCTCCTGTGGTGTCGACGGCGTAGATCGCGGTCCGCAGGGCCTGGTCGATGACCTCCGACGCGCGGACGAGCAGCCGGGCAGCATCGAGCGGGGTGAGCCCCCAGGGGTCTGCTGCGAGCTGCGCGACCGTCGCGTAGGTGGTCATGACACCTGGACGAACGCGTTCACAGCGAACGTGAAGCTCGGTGTCGTCCCGGCAATCGTCCACCGAACACGAATCTGGTCAGCGAACAGGCCAGTGGTGTTGATGACCTCCTGGCCGGCTGCGACCTTCTGCGCGAACGTACCAATCACATTCCAGGTCACCCCACCATCGAGAGTGTCCTCGACAAAGACGTTCAGTGTCGGCGTTGTGCCACTGGCTGCCGACACCGTCAGCTGAACCCGTAGCGCACTGGCGCGTCCTAGACCGGTGATTGGCGCGGATGTCCCTGTGACGGTGCGCGCGCCGGAAGCGACCGGAACCATCCCGTAGGTGGGCATGGCTGCGGTCAGCCCTTCCCAGCCTTGACAGGGTGCCAGTTGTCCAGGGTCTTCAGCCTGTCGGCCTCGAAACCCTCGACTTCGACGACGTTGCCGTCGCGGTCGTTCTTGAACGACGACTTCGGCGTGGTGCTTTTCGGTGTGGTGCTCTCTTCGTCATCCATGATGACCTCCTGGTCAAGGTATAAGGCGGGGAACTAATGGGGGAGGTGTGAGGCGGGCGCCTAGGCCACGACAGGTTCGACGGGCTCGACAGGCTCGACGGGGGTCGGGATCAGAACACCGTTGGCGTCGACAGGCTGAGGCTCGGGCTCGACGACGGGCTCGACGACCTCGGCCGCGACAGGCTCGACGACGCCGCCCTCGATGACCTCGTGCCAGTTGTCCAGCTCGGTGAGCCGTTCAGCTTCGACGCCTTCGACAGTGGCAACTTCGTCGTTGTTGTCGTTCCGGAATGTGGGCATGGTGACCTCCAAGGTCAGGTGTGTGAAGTGAAGGGTGAAGTGAGGGGCCTGCCGTGACCCGGCTCCGGGGAAGTGAGCCGGGGCACGACAGGAACAGGGCTCAGGCGGCAGCCGAGAGGATGCACGCCGCGGTCGGCTGCAGCGTCTTCACACCGCACAGCAGGTCCATGCTGATGACGTCCTGCTTCAGCGTCGAGTTGTACGCGTAGATCACGCGCAAACCCAGGCCCTTGTACTCCGCGACCGCGGCCTGCGTCGCGGCAACACCGCGAGGCACAGGCAACGTCCGGGTGACCAGGGAGAAAGCGTTCTTGTGGAACGCGAGCCCGAGGGTGGTGGCCTCGTTCTGGGACATGTAGTTGTCGAAGCCGAACTTCCGGCCGATCGACGCCTCAGTCAGACCCTGCGTGGACCCGGAGTAGGCGGCGTTGGTGAACAGCGGGTCCCGCACCATCTGCGCGATCTTGAACGTGCCCATCACCGCGGAGCGACCGGCCAGCGGAACCTTCGCGTCGTTCAGGGCCTTCCCTGCGTCGACCAGCTGCAACGAGGAGTTGCGTGCCGTCTGGTCTGCGAGCGCGAGCGGCACCAGTGTGGTCACGTCCACGGACAGGCCGAGGAGCATCTGGTCGATCTTCTGGTTGAACGCCTCCATCGCGGGGGCGAGGAACTGCGCCTGGAAGTCCTGGATTTTCATCGCCCAGTCCTCAGACGTGACAGCGAAGCTGACGTCGAGCAGGGTGTCCAGGGTGACCGACGTGCTGGTCTCTGTGACGTCCTGCAGGACGGTGCCGGTGGGCCGGCTGAACACGTTCGCGGTGAACACGGCGGGCTTGCGGATGGTGACGACGTTGCCGACCTGACCGTCGAAGTCGCCTTCGTAGTCGCGGTAGACGAGGTCGGCCATCTGCGTGGTCGCGTACAGCGTGGCGATGCTGGCGCGGGCGATGATGGATGGGGTGAGCAGAGTGTTTGCCATGATGGCTCTCCTTTTTCGGGGGGATTGGTGGTGCTCCCGAGCTCACGCGAGTCGGGCAGATGGTTACTTGTTGAGCTTGTTGAACTCCTTGACGAAGTCGTCGACGGACTTCTCACCGCCGGGGTCGCCTCCGCCGTCGATCTGCCCGCCGGACTTCCCGGGCATGCCGGTCCCGGCCAGTAGGTACGGCTTGCTGGCAGCGATGGTCTTGAGCGCGGCCAACACGGCAGCGTCGTCGACTTCGCCTTCGTCGTTGGTGAGGGCTTCGAGGTCGAGCATCTTGAGGGCGTCGCCGGGGTCCTGGAACTTCAGGCCAGCGGCGACGGTCTTGACCTCAGCTGTGACGGCGCGGCGGATCGCAGCCCACGAACGGGTGTTCGCGGAGTCGCGTTCCTCGGCCAGGCGTTCGGCGTCGGTCTGACCCTGGGCCTTGAGCGCGGCGAGCTCTTTGGCTGCAGCCTTGTTGGCTTTGGCTTCGGTCTCGTGCTTGCGGGCCATGGCTTTCCAGTCCGTGGTGTCCACGGGCGGGTCAGTCGGTGGGTCTGCAGGCGGGTCGGCGGGTGGTGCAGGCGGGTCCTGAGGATCTGCCGGTGGGTTTAGCGGGTCGTCGGCCATGATGTGGTTCCTCCCATGCGGGATCGGCCCGTCCGCTATGCAGCGTCAGGGCAAGGGGGTAGTGCAGCCTCACCATGCGGCGAGGACAAATGGGGGGGTGGTGGGTGTTACTTGCCGTACTTGGCGCGCCACTCCGGCGAACCGAAGGCTGGCGACTTACTCGCACCAGCGGCACCAGATGCGGTGGCGGCAGCACCGGAGGCGGTGGCAGTGGCGGGCTTCTTCTTGGTCATCTTCATGCCGTACTTGGCGCGCCACTCTGGTGAGCCAAATACGGGGTTGGGTGTGCTTGCCATGTCGATCCAATCTGGACG